TTTGTTTCCCCTGGTGTATATCGTTAGTGAGGTACTATTATAGCGTCAACCTGGAATTGACCTAACAATACGAGTGACCGCAAAGGCTCAAACGGTCACGCACAAAAAAGCCCCGGCCATTTCTGACCAGGGCAAGGAACCGAAAGAGGTAATCGGTTCAGGGGGAAACTACATTGTGTACTCAACCTCATCGCCGCAATGCTCACAGGTTAGGTTAGTCATCGGCCTGGGTACTGTCTGATCACCATACGGTTCCCAGTTAATCTCTATCTCTTCGTGAACTTCGGTCTTATCAAGACCACCGCACTTACAGCATTCGTACTCGTAATGCTTGTCTTCTTTATCACCAAAAACCAAGTCCCAGTTGTCCCAGAACTCTTTGGCCGTTGGCCGTTGCTTGCTACCTTTTCCCATTACATGTCCTCCCAGTTGTCAGGATCGAGGGGGTCAGTGTTTGGCCCGATATCCAGGGTCGCCCACTCTATGTTGCTTAGATTGTTTGCTGCCTCAAATATCCAACGGGCAGCCTCTACTGTGTTGATTTTCACTGTTCTATATCTGTGGCCCGCATCTGATCGCATGGCGCCGTCTTCAAACATGTTGTCGAACGACTTCATTCGCTTCCAGAACGGCGCCTCTTTCATAGGCACCTCAAACTTGTGGCCCCGCAGGCTGCTGGTGTAGATGTCGTAGACCTCTGCCTTTGCTGCCTCACTCCCAAAGTTCACCACGTTGCCTGCTACGCGGTTCTCACGCATCTCGCCGGTCTGCAGGCAGTTGTAAATCCAAGCGGTGACGTTATCCAAAGCCTCTAACTTCTGATCTGTAAGCGCCTCAGTTTGCGGCACCAGGCGTAGGTTGATATTGGTTAGATCGAAGTTACGCAGGTAGTGGATCAGCGCGTTGGCCCCACCGGCCTCATACCACGCGGTAAGACCGGCAAAGTATTCGCTGTCCTGCTGCTTGGAGTTGCCGACGTCGAACACAGCAAACCTCCGCTCATCGAGACTTGCAGGAACAACATAGTCTTCGTTGCTGGTAAACAGGATGCGGGTGTAATTTGGCGCGGTGTAGCTATCGACACCCTTCCGCTCAATCTGAATCTTGTCGTTGGTTAGTAAATCTTTTAAGGCACCCTCAGAGGCTTTTGCCCCAGCCCAGTAAGCCTCATCGGCTTGCAGCAGCAGCGTGTCTTCGAGGTGTCGGTTAAAGTTGCCGGTGATGTGTTCAGCGCGGCTAACGATCTTGTGGTGTGCAGCGACCAGGCCACCCAGCATCTCACCGAACTTGGTCTTTCCTGTGCCTTTCCGACCTCTGAGGACAAGCCCGACACCCACCTTAGTCATAGGCTTCTGTATCATCTGCGCGGCCCAGGCGACAATATAATTGGCGTACACAGCGTTACCGTCAGCTATCACATCGGTGACAAAGTCCAGCCAAGGCTGCACATCACCCTCTCTCGCCTCGTAACTCCACCCCCGCCACAGGTTGTAGCGTTGCAGCACCTGCATGTCTGGGGCAAAAGTAAGGCCAGCCGCATAGGTTCTGCGCTCTGGGTGTTCAAGCCACATATCAACAAGGTTTATCAACTTGGGCTTCTCATCGCCAGACAGCACCCTGCAGTTCATATGTTCTTTTTTTAGATCGTCTAGCTTGTACAGCACCAGATTGTCTTTGTTTAAGTCTTCACGCATCACACGCGCCGACCCTTCAACATGTACAAATGCCCACTCTCTTAGCATCTTTGGCAGCCGCTCTTCCTTGATTTCCTCCCGCACAGCCTCAACCACCATAGCCTTCACGCTGGCGAGGGTTACTGGCGTCTTGCTGCTGCTATCAAAGGTTGCGTACCTGCGCTCACACTCGCCGTCGCGGTACTTACTGCCGTCGGCTGACCACTCATCCCAGATCATCCAGCCGGTATCATCGCCATCAAAATGGTGGTGTAAGCCCATCCCTACCCGCACCCACTCGTCATGGTGGCAGTCAGGGTTTACGGATATGAGTAAGTGGCGTACATCTTCTGTCGATATGTCTAACTTTGGTTTAAACATCGACAGGTCGTCTGGATCAACGTCTGCGGGCGACATACCCTTTCGGGCCAATTCCCAGCCGTCCTGCTGCCCAGCGATCTCTTCAAAGTAGGCAATAAATGCTTCTGCCTGCTCCTTTGTGATAATCGGCAACTCGCTGTGAGATACATCGGCAATACTCTTACCTCTAACCCACTTATACGGCTCGTTTGTGCCAGGGTGTATGCCGTATGCCACGAACTGCTGGCCGTCAGCTAACACCTCAACGGCGTGTTTGCTGCCGACCTCATCCTCATACTCACAGCTTCTAATCTTAGAAAATGCGCCTTCAACTCTGAAAGGTAGTATGCACTTCGGCGCCTGGCCCACTCTAGTTAGCGACCTGCCGATGTTCTCATCGACCCACTTCAGCAGCTTGTAATTCACATCTCTATTTAAGCAGTCGATATCAACTGCGACGGTGTTTCGGCAGAGAACGCCTACACCACCATCAGCGTGACCATTCCCAAGCCACTTATCGACATCTTCATGGGTGGCCCTAATGTCTTGCCACCCTTTCAGCATTGGGGCTTTTTTGCCCTTCATAATCGGCACAATCTCGTAGCCGTTATCGACTAGCTGATGGCCGTGTTGCTTTAAAAACGCCATTGCGTCACCTCTTCACTTCACATTTTGAATTTATTTTTTTAATTGGTTTGCATGTATCGCCCAGTGGTCGCAGTAAGCTGAAAAAGATAAAAGCTTCACCGACATCCAATGCGCTATGGGTGACGCGATGCGGGTCACCTTCTCAACCGCTCGCCAGTACCAAATTCCCGCAAGTTCTTTAAAACCCAATTGCCTAATTCTTTCTAGACGTTTCATAAATCACCTCACTGCTGTCATTAAAATCAGCAACGATGTCAGGACACATTCTTTTCCACGACACCTCACCACCTGTCATCAACTCCATTTGCAATGCCCTATGCGCTGGCACGACGCCAGACTGGCGCCATTTACTTAGCGCCTGCTTAGTAACGTCCAGGCGTCGCGCCAGGGCATTGCAGTTTTTTAGCCGTGCAAAAACCACGACATCATCAATTGCAGCCTTCACCTCTTCAGCGAATTCGCTCACAAAAATCATATTTATTGCCTCTTAATAAAATTGTTTGTCGATCTTAGGTTGACAGCATGGTAAGTAAAAATTAATCTGTCAACCACAGATACAAATTGTTAGTAATTAAATTGCTCAAAGAGGTTTAAAGTGATGAAACATGCATTATTAGGTGCAAGTAAGGCCCACCGTTGGATGACCTGCCCTGGCTCGATCAGCCTGGAGTCAACATTTCCAGAGCAAGAATCTTTCTATGCCGCCGAAGGCACTGCCGCACACGCTCTCGCTGAAGAGTGTCTACTCAAACAAAAACCACCTGAACATTTCATCGGCGTCGAGTTTGAAGGCTTCATAGTTGATGAGGTGATGGCGTCGCACGTTGCTACATATGTGGACTTTTGCAACAGCCAGGACAGCGATGAGTCACACGTCGAGTTGCGCGTTGATTACAGCGAGTGGGCTGCAGGCGGTTTCGGGACGGCTGACTTTGTTGTTTTGCATGATGGTGTGCTGCACGTCATCGACTTGAAGTACGGCCAGGGTCTTAAAGTTAACGCAAACCGCAACGAGCAACTGATGCTCTACGGACTGGGCGCGGCGTATGAGTTTATTGACAAAGTCGATACCGTAAGCATGACCATCGTTCAGCCACGCTTAGACCACATCGACACCTACTCGATGAGAGCCAAAGACCTGTTCACTTGGGCCAACGATGTGGTCAAGCCAGCGGCGCGTCGAACTATGTCTCCAGAGCCAGAGTTCGTCCCCAGCAAAAAGGCGTGTCACTTTTGCAAGGCCAAGCCGACTTGTAGGGCGTTAGCTGAACACAACTACTCTTTAACGCTAAGTAGTTTCGACAACCTCGAAGAACCGCTGCTTGTGCAAGTGCCTCACACCTTAAATGTTGAAGAGATTTCTAACCTGCTACCGAAGATGGATGCCTTGATTGGCTGGGCTCAGGGTGTGCAAAAACACGCGCACAAGCTGCTAACGGATGGCGGCATCTTGCCTAACTTTAAACTTGTGGCAGGTCGCGGCCAGCGTAAATGGCTAGACACGGACATAGCCGAAGAATCACTAATCAAGATGTTGGGCGACGAAGCCTACACATCAAAACTAATTTCACCGACCCAGGCTGAGAAGGCGCTTGGCAAGGCGAGATATGGAGAGATCGTCGATCTTATCCACAAACCAGAAGGCCGACCACAGCTTGCACCGGACACAGACCCACGTCCGGCGGTGAAGCCAGAAGCGGCTGATTTTTTTACCGATATAACTTAATAGGAAAAGTCCTAATGTCTACCATTACTCTTAAAAATGTACGTTTATCATTCCCACAAATCTGGACGCCCAAGGCATATATGGAGGGCCAGAATGCAAAGTATTCTGCCAACCTGTTGCTTGATAAAGAGGGCGACAAAGAGCAGATAGATATGCTCAAAAAGGCCATCAAGCAAGCCGCAACGGTTAGCTTTAATGGCGAGATACCAAAAGGCTTAAAAAGCTTCTTGGGCGACGGCAATGAAAAAGCATACGACGGCTATGAAAACGCAATGTTTGTTAGCTGCTCCACCCGCCAGCGCCCCACCACAATAGATCGGGATCGTACCCCCCTGGTCGAAGAAGACGAGAAGCTTTATGCAGGTTGCTACGTTAACGCTGCGATTTCGATCTGGGTTCAAAACAACCAGTTCGGCAAGCGCGTCAACTCTAACCTTCTGGCCCTCCAGTTTGTTAAGGACGGCGAGTCCTTCGGCGGCGGCGGTGTCAAAGTCAACGACGTGTTCGATGACATTTCATCAGAGCAGGCTGCAGATGCAGCGGAAGATGACTTTTTAAGCTGAGTGGCTTGATCGGGGCTGCGTGTCAGCCCCTTTTTATTTACAGGTGATATATGAAGGCGACACTAAGTTACCCATACATCGGTGAGCGATACCCAGAACTATCAGGAACAGATGTCGTGATTAAAGACATAGCTGAACGCTCGGATATCCCCTACTCCCTGCTTAAAAACAGAATGGGTATGAAAAAGAAACGCGCTGGTTCTATCCGATCTGTTTACATCGAAGACTCAGACCTCGAACCCAAAAAGCGCAACAAGCGCCTAAAAAAGCAGCGTCTAAGATACCAAGACGATGACAACGCGCTCTCTACGGAGTGGTTGAAGAGACCGATAATATGAATATCTCATTAGATTTTGAGACATACAGCGAGTGTGACATTTTTAAAGCAGGCGCTTACGCCTATGCCGATCACGAAACAACAAAAGTCCTTTGCCTGGCCTACGCCGTCGATGAGGGGCAACCAAGACTGTGGACACCAGGAATGCCACCTCCAACTGAGCTCTTTAATTTGATCACTGGCGGCGCGACGCTATGGGCGTGGAACAGTTTTTTTGAAATGAGCATTTGGAGCCAGGTTCTGGGGTGGCCCGAAGTGCCTATCAGCCAGTGGCGAGATACCGCAGCACTTGCAGCCGCACAGGCTTACCCCCGTGCATTGGGAAAATGCGGCGAGGCGCTTGGCCTGACTGGTGATGCCGCAAAGTCTAAGCGCGGCAAGCTGCTTATCCAGAGGCTGTGCAAGCCTTATCGCGGTGAGCGCAGGAAAGACCCAGAACTATTTAAAGAATTGTGCGACTACTGCCTCCAGGACGTTGTAGCCGAGCGTGAAATACGAAATAAATTAAGACCACTGCGTGGTATTGAAGAACAAGTGTGGATCGTAGATCAGTTAATTAACTGGCGCGGCGTAAGACTTGACCGCGACTCCATATTTAACGCGCTGGACATCATCGACAAACACTCACTTGTGCTAAACGCACAGGTTAAAAACATAACTAATAACCAGATGGATTCGACGGGATCAAGAGCCAAGTCCATGACGTGGATAGAGCAGCAGGGTTATACAATAAAAAGTTACGACAAGGCCGCTATTGCAAACGCGATGGCTGACGAATCCTGCCCCGAAAACGTCAAGAAATTTCTTGAAATAAGGCAGGCACTATCGCGCTCCAGCACCAAAAAATACGAATCGATGAAGACACTTCTGGGCCGTGATGGCCGAGCTCATGGTGTACTGATGTATCACGGCGCCGCAACAGGGCGTTGGTCAGGCAGAGGCTTTCAGCCGCAAAACTTACCGCGACCCACCATCAAAGATGTTGATGCGGTTATTGAGCAAATGACTCTGCGGGAACCGAGTGAGATAGATGGTGAGCCTATGGAGTCTTTAGCCAGTTGTCTGCGCGGAATGTTAATCGCGTCTGAAGGTCACAGGCTGATCGTGTCCGACTACTCATCGATTGAAGCGCGTGTTCTTTCGTGGCTTGCCGACCACGAAGATGCGCTCGACATTTTCAGAGATAACAAAGACATCTATAAATTTACAGCCGCAGAGATGTACGGAATAGCGTACAGCGATGTTGATTACGACCAGCGGTTTGTCGGCAAAGTAGCGACCCTGGCCCTGGGATACCAAGGCGGTGTCAGAGCGTTCCAAAAAATGTCAGAGGCTTACGGAACTGAAGTTAGTGAAGAACAGGCGTTACGGATACGCAACGACTGGCGCGACGCCAACGACCCAATTGTTAAGTTATGGCTTGGGGTTGAGAAACAAGCCCGCAACGCTGTTAGTTACGATGGTGAATACCACTGTGCCAAAGGTGTCTTCAGAATGGTCAAAGGCGACCTTCTCTTTAAGCTGCCCAGCGGGCGCCTCCTTTCATTCCCAGAAGCCAAACTGCAAAAAGGTGATCGCGGTATGGATTTGGTCTACAGCGGAATGAACAACCACACGCATAAATGGGGCCAGATCAAAGCCTATGGCGGCTCCCTGGTTCAAAGCATTACTCAGGCCGTGGCCCGTGACATATTGGCTGAAGCCATTTTGCGATTAGAGGCTAAAGGTTACCCAATAGTTCTGCACGTCCACGATGAGATTGTGGCCGACGTTCCTGACCCCGTCGGGACACTGTCCGAATTTGAAGCTGAGATGTGTCGCTTACCGAAATGGGGCCGAGGTCTGCCAGTAACAGCGGAAGGCTACGAAAGCCAACGGTATCGAAAGTGAGAGAGTCTTACATCGAAACGAAGGTAACTCAGGCCGCAAAGGCTAATGGCTGGCTGGCCTATAAGTGGGTGTCACCCTCCCAACGTGGAGTGCCTGACCGTCTTTACTTTAAAAAAGGCAACCTGGTGATCGTTGAATTTAAAGCGCCAGGTAAAAAGCCCACGCCTTACCAGCAGGCAATCCATCGCAGATTGGCCGCTGTTGGTTGGGAAGTTCATATCGTCGATGACATCGACAAGGGTAAGGCACTGTTATGCTAACGAGAGATAACCTCCACGCCTATCAAGAAAAGGCTGTTGATTTTGTTTTATGTAATTCGGGAGCTGCACTCTGGATTGACATGGGGTTGGGGAAAACGGTTTCCACCCTCACAGCCTTATCTGATCTGCAGCGTGATAAGAAAATCACAAAGACGCTAGTCATCGCTCCGCTGCGCGTTGCCACGCACACATGGCCGACTGAGATAGCTACCTGGTCGCATATCGACATGCGATATACAGTCTTAGCAGGACTAACAGCACCAAAACGTCTTAAAGCTCTGGACGATGACACTGACCTGCACATCATCAACCGCGAGAACATACCGTGGCTGGTCGATCAACTGGGCCAGTCGTGGCCCTATGACTGCGTCGTGATCGATGAGAGCAGCAGCTTTAAGTCGCACACATCTAAGCGATGGAAGGCGCTGCGGAAGGTTCTGGGCAAGGTTAAGCGCATGGTGCAGCTAACAGGCACACCGGCACCCAACGCGCTGCTAGAACTGTGGCCGCAACTGTACTTGCTCGACCAGGGTCGGCGCCTGGAGAAGACCAGGGGCAAGTTCCTCACAAAGTATTGCACTCTGGTGGGCAACCCCCAGTGGAACCAATGGGTTGTCAAACCTGATCGAGCAGACGCCATCCACAGCGCAGTTGCTGACGTTGTTTTACGCATGAATGCCGATGACTATCTCGACTTGCCAGAGCGCATCGATATTAATGTGCCTGTTGTTTTGCCGCCAAAGGGCCGCAAAGCCTATGAGGATATGAAGCGTGATTTTCTAGTCGCATATGACGGCGGTGAAATTCTTTCTGTTAACGCTGCTGTGCAGTGCAACAAGTTGTTGCAAATATGCAACGGTAACCTATATACAGAAGATGGGGACTTTATTAATATACATACTGCAAAGTTAGATGCGCTTATCGACATCGTCGAAAACGCTAACGAGCCAATCTTAATCGCTTATTCTTATAAGAGCGACCTTTCAAAAATAATAGGCGCAATCCCTGACGCTGTCGTTTTAGACAAAGACCCCAGCGTTATCGACCGGTGGAATCAAAAACAGATTCCTGTTCTGCTGACCCACCCTGCTTCTGCAGGCCACGGGTTGAATTTGCAGAAGGGTGGCAGCCTGATCGTGTGGTACGGGCTGTCCTACAGCCTCGAACTTTACCAGCAGTTTAACGCGAGACTACATCGCCAGGGGCAAACAAAGCCCGTGCGCGTAATGCATTTGCTTGCCGAAAATTCGGCAGACTATGCGGTTCTTGATGCTTTAAAAAATAAATGTGAGACACAGGATTCATTATTGAATGTGGTCGAGCAGCTAAGAAAAACTGAAATAAGAGACTAGAGAGACAGATGATCAGACCGTATTACACCATGCAGGAACTTGCAGAGATTATGTCGATGAGCCTTAAAGGCTTGCACAACGCGCTGCACGGCAGGAAGTTCCCCATCCCGACGTACAAGTTAGGAAAACTACGAGTAGCCGACAAGGATGTTGTTGACGCTTTTTTTGAGCAGAGAAGGCTCGAAGGGCTGAAAAAAATCACCGACAACCAGAGGTTAGACCATGACGGAAGATATTAAGTGGAAAAAAATACAGCGAGAAATACCAGCTAATAACGGCGGGGAAAAGGCAACCAACGACCCCGTAGAAAGACCGGCTCATTACAATCACTCAGGGATCGAGTGCATAACATATCTGGAAGATAACCTTGGCGCAGGGTTTAGCTATTATCTGGAGGGTAATGTTAAGAAATACCTGCACCGCTGGAGGTTCAAAGGCGGCTCTGCAGAGAAAAAGGTGGAAGACCTCCGCAAAGCCGCATGGTATCTGGATCGACTAATCAGTTCAGAGAAGACTGACTGATTTGGGACAGGACACTTTTGGGTGTTAAGTGCGTGTATCTTTTGAGCATGTTCAAGTCCTTATGACCGCTGAACAGGCTCACTGTCATCGCATCTAAGCCTCTTTCAAACAAGCGGCTGCATCCTTCGTGCCGGAGGTCATGCCAGCGTATTTCACCTACACCTGCTTTCTCACGCGCTTTTCTGAATGCGTTTGACACGCTGTCTCCGTCGTATGGGAATATAAACTTCTCATCCCCAGACGCGGCAATCTGCTTTTTAATAATTTCTACTGCTTCTGGCAGCAAAGGCACCCGCTCATCACGTTTTTTCTTCGGATGTTTACGCCGTCTAATTAAAACGGATTCTTCACCTTCGGTGAGATCAAGATCATCCCATTCAAGCCGTACAACCTCTGCTCTACGCATTGCGGTGTGAATAGCGAATCTAGCCAGGTCAGCAATAGGCATTTTGGTGTAACCAACATTCGCCAGTATCAAATCTAGTTCTTTATCAGTGCAGCGCGTGTCTCTGTGATCGCTCTCACCAATCACACCGATACGCTTTAAAGTTCTGTGCGCCTTCCGATAAACTTCCAGGTCGAAGTCTAATTCCCACATATCTTTTGCAGTAGACAAGATCACGCCCAGTTGAATCATCTCACCCATAACCGTAGAAGGGTGTCTCCCCCGCCCCATGGCGTAATCCATAATAGCCTTTGTGGTTAGGTCTCTTAATTGTAAACGCCCTAGAGGGGAGCGTCTGAGGTACTCTATGTGGTCGCTCTTAGTTCGACCCCACTTTTGGATAGGCCACAACTCAGATGAATACCTGCGGCACAGCAACCCAAAGTTTGTTTCATCTTGGCTAAACTCGCCACGTTCTATGGCGGCCTCCGTGTCTCTGGCCCAAGCTTTAGCGTCTTTTTTCAACGTAAATGTTTTAGAGACTGGTTTTTTCAAGTCTGTTCGTCTTATCTGCACCAGGTGCCTGGTCTCACCTTTTTTTGTCTTTTTCTCTGTAAATGTCGCCATGATATTGTCCACCCTGCGTTTTTATATTTTATACTGTGAATTGTGATTTCAGTCACAGTTGCAAGGTGCAGTTTAATGGTTTTACCCGTCCTGTAAAGGCGAGTCACAGCGGAGTCACAGAATAAGATGGAGTTAAGTGATTGAAAACAAAGAAAATTATTTCAGTCGCCCCCATGATGGCTTGTAATATACTCTATATAAATCAATGACTTACATGCTAAATAGCAAATAAGTCACATTTTTTTAAATATTTTGTGATGTCGCTCTGATAAAGAGTCAACCAGAGGTATAATAGAAGCACACCGTGGAGGGAATATGACAGACAAAGCAGCCTTAAATAAGGAAACATGTGCGTTGTTTCAGGGGACGTTTGGACACCTGGACATAGAGTACCCGCTACCAGTGGAGGACATACTATCACGCGACCTTTTTACTGAAGAGCAAATCGCTATTTTAGTTTTGGAAGGCTTTCTATGTACTGATTCACTCGATTCAGATCTTCCTCTCTAAACATCTGATAGTCAGACCCACTCGTAGTGAAACTTCTCGCTGCACGGGGCGCTGGTTTTTCTGCCCGTGCTAAAGCCGCATCTTGGAACATAACGTGCCACGGAATCATGGGCTGATCGAAAGCCAGTACGTTTGAAAACGGTATGGGCGTGTCGTAGCTTCGGTGGAATGCGTAATCATCGGGAGTTAATTTGTCTACTGGGGTGTCAGTGAACTGCGCCCCACGAAGACCGACATAACCTGATGGTACGTTTCTGAGAACTTGTTCATTTATAGGGGCGTAGAGATCATTGGGCGGCAACAGTCCGTAGTCTTGCATATCTACGTTCATCATCTTAGGCACAAACGCTTTTCGTCTAGCGCCCAGTGTCGAATTACCTTTGGGCGAATCCGTGTCAAACAAGAAGCGGCGCATTTGATCTGTAGATTCGTAGCCAGGCCAATCAGCCGACACGCCTTTTGTATCTCCTTTGTTCGGAAGACTCGCCATGACCCTATCGACATAGTCGATACCCTCGCGGTCTAACCCACCCATAGCATCTATATATGCGAGTATTCCTTCAGAGGGCATTGTCGAAAAGTTTGATCCTGGATGCCCCATCCCTTGGAAAAGACCTATAGGTAGTTGCTTTGCATCTTCTGCCACGTTCAAAGCATGACGCTGTTTGTCTCTTGCAGCCCCCTCCATACTTTGCCACTGACCATATCGATCCCCGAAAAACGCCCCACCTTGGAGTTGTATGGGTTTAATGTCTCTGCCCGCCAGCCTGTCTACATAGCCCGACCCCGCTGTTTTATCAGCAGGGATAATCATCACAGGTTTATCGACCAGATTTTCATATGTAGCAGATTGCGCGAACAAGTCATCTGTAGTTGTGAACCTCCCCCCTTTTGCTCTTTGATCTTGCATCTCTCTAAACAGTGGGTTGTTTTCGTATTTGTTTCGGTTCGCTGTGATTGATTGTTTTGAAACAGAATCACCATAGCCACCCTCTAACAACAACGGGACGTTTGGGTTCGCGGGGTATCCTGCCGCTGTCTGCATATCAAGGGCGGGTACTTCTACAGTCTCTCCTGCTTTTCTGGTTTGCACCACCTCACCAAAGTCGGGAGATGCTGCGGCTTCTACTTCTGCGCGAGTCCTTGGCGCTGGGAGATCGCCAGAGGTGCTGGCAATTTTCCCGGCATTTTTACCGGGGAACAACGTAGCAGCCAAGATGCCTGTTGCTTCAAACCTCAAAGTTCCATCTTCACCAAGTGCGTCTTGCAGCACTGGTCGAACACGTTCCTGGTACGCAGACACCGCAGCGGTAATCCCGTCCGTCACTGACGCGCCACCTTCAGGCATCAAAAACCCTTCGTTCTTATAGTTAAGAACCCAGTCTGCTGCTGAAGCAACAGCATCTTTTATCTTCTGGGCGTCCCCGTCAGTGGTATCGGGGAATGGCAGCAGCTTTTCATCTGACTGCTCACCCGTGACAAGTTGCTTGCCGTACTTGTATATGTCGTTGACGGTAGCGGAAATCATCTCAGGCACTAACGCTAAAGCGTTTGTGTCTAGCGCCCCATCACCAGGGTGACTGTATGCGGGGTGGTTGTAAGCAGCAGCGTAGGCACCAGCACCACCGGCGGTGGCAGTTGCAGCAGGCGCGGCGTATTTTCTATCGAATCCTCGAAGCTTAACCGCATTAGGATGCGGCTTTCCGTCAGGGTATAAGATGTCTTCTATACGCTGGTAGTTTTCCGGCCCCATTTTTTCATGTACTTGCTCAAGCAACTTGGGGTCTCTGGCATTCCACATGTACCCCCCGTCCATAGATAAATGTGTGGAAGGCACCAGCTTGTTGCCGCTTATCTCTTCAGCAGCATCATACATTTCACCTGCCAGACCCTGCCGACGGAAACCTGGGGCAATCTCAGTATCCAGAGAGGACATGTAACCCTCATCAAATCCAGATTCAATAGCGTAATCTGTTTTCAAAGACCCAATGCTTTTAGTGTCATCACCCTGCCGCAAAAAATATTCGCCAACTCGTGTGTCCTCTGGGTCGATGTTGGGAACCAACTCCATGCCTCGCGCAGCCAACTTGGCAACAGACGCTTCAGATTCTTGAGGGGCCAGGACTGTTCCTGCACCAACCGCCGCAATACCTATATTTCTTTTTGATCTACTGTCGCTTATGTTTCTTGCGACTGAAGCGAAAACTGACATCTATTACTCCGCAAAGGTTTGAGGTTGGATAGGGACTGCTAACACGCCGCCAGGTTGGTTCTCTGTTTCTTCTTCCTCGATCAAAAGAGGTGCAGGCACACCAGTGGGGATGGCTTCGATCTGCTGATCAACCTGTTTCAAAGATTCCGCGTAGGGATCAGGCTCTGCAGTTTTAGATTCCTCCATTCGCTTTATTTCATTAATCTTTGTCGGGGTCATGCCTCCACCACTACGAAGCTGTGAGGCTGCGGGGTTTAGTATTCCAGACTGAGACATCAGCGCACCCATCTGATCATTGGCATCCACATAGGTGTTGGTCAGAGAATCAGGCATCGCATAGTTCATCATGTTTTTTGAACCTTGCGGAGCCGTCCCATAGTTCCCACCTTTAAAGGCGTCAGGGATCACGCTATCAAATGCCTTCTCCACTTTGCCCAGGGGGGAATCGTCGTAGACCTTGTCTATTGCAGACTCAAAAGTAGCCATCTTACTACCGATGGCATCAGTGGCCCCTGAGATCATTCCTACAAGTGCATCAATCATTCTGCTAAAACCCCTCTCCTGGTCGAAATTTCTTCGTCTTCTTCCGACAGAGCCGCTTCATCAGAAAAGGTCATCTGATCCAGTGCCTGCTTTAGAACCGTGTTTAACTTAACGTGGTTGCCGTCCAGCTTTAGTATGTAATCAATGTTGGCGCGGCCATTAGATTTAATAGCGTCCTTGATGGTGCTGTTAGCAGCCGCCGCTTTAAACTCAGCACCACCAGCCATGCCGTACTGGCCTAAACTCAAAACATTGAATACAGCCTGTAAAATTTTCGATGCGGTGTTTGAGTGGTTAACTGTCCCAGGTGGTGGCTTAGTCGCCCTGCTTACCTGAGACTCAAAGCCTTTGAGATTGGCAAACTGTTCTGGCGTGAGAACTTCCTGCAACACATCTGAGTTTTTCTTGATGTAGGTAGACAACGCAGAACCTGAGAAGAACGGTGTGTCAGAGCCATCGACATTTGGTTTCAACGAAAGATCAAACATATCTTTTAAAACAAATGTTCTGAGGTCGTTTACTGCGGCTACGTTTCCACGGGCGGTCAGTTCTTCGATAACCTTGCGAGCGTTTTCTGGGTTTTTCATTATAGGTTTGACCATCTCGCTTGCAGACCTAACCGGCGTGTCCGTGCCTACTTTTAGCCCTGTGGTTTCTTGCAGAACATCTTTTGCTTCCCACAGGTCGTGGTAACCCTTGTTAAGTTCACGGGCCTTTCTGGCTTGTTTTATAAATGCTTTTGCTGCCTCAGAGTCAGCGCCTTCTATTCCACGCGCTATAACCGTATCGGCATTTTCGCTTATGGCCTGCTTTACTTGTGCCAATATGGCATTGCCTACTGAATCACCCTCTGTGTATTTACTGTTTAAGAACTGAATGAACTGCTCTGTGTTAGCGACACTCAGAGACCCACTGTCTCCACCAGGTAATGCAAACGGCAGGTCAGCGTTGAACTCTTCGGGGTCTAGAACGTCATACCTGGCGAGTTCCCTACCGATATCTTTCAGAAGACCGCCGTGTGTGCCAATGTTCTTTTCGGCTAGGTCATAGAAAACCTTGCTGATTACATCTTGATCCAGTGGCATCTGTATGTCGCTGTTTTCAGCCAACTGCTGGGCTGCGTCATATGCAATTTTTACAGCGTTGCGATCATCGTCTTTGGCAGACAAAAGCGCGGCCTTCAAAACCTCACCGACCTGCTCCTGATTGTTCGCGGTGTTACCGCCAGCAGCCGCAGCCAAATCGTCTGAAGCCGTTGTTATGTCACGGTTTTGCTCAGTTTTAAAATCACGCAGGATAGCTCCCGCTTCACCAGAACTGCGAACCGCGTCCTGCTCTTTGCCTATCTGATCAAAGTCTTGGCTGGCCTCACCGGCGGTTAGCTTAAAGCCCTGCTCGTTTTCCATTGCGTTTTTTATTGCAACGTCTACGTCATCGCTGCGACCAATGCTTTCCAAGATATCTCTGGTCGTTTGCTTTAATGCGTCGTACTCGTATCCGGCGTCTTTAAAAACTTGAGCGGCTTTGTCTTTTATTGTATCACTCAGCCCTACTGCTCGATCAACTAGTGCGCCAAACGGTATACGCTTTATGGTCTGCTGAAGCGCAGTTATTAAGCCCTCGCTTGCTACGCCAGACACGCCGCCAGTGACGGTGTTGCCAAGGCGCGACTCGTCAGAGAAAGGCAGTTCCAGAAAACCATCTGCCGCGCCCGTTAAACCGCTTACTACACCACGCCCCAATACACCTAAAGACGCTTCTGGGGCCGCCATTGTTGCCGCAACTGCTGTAGGAATTGCTGCTGCGGTAGCACCTGCCATGCGACCCGTGAAGTTTGCCGTTGGCGACTGCTCTGCCAACACGCTATCGACAGTCTCAAGCTGCCTTGCTGTCTGCTCGCTGGGGCCAAATCCAAGCAGGTCAGCAGCACCCATAGCAAACTTATTTACGCCAACACCCGCAGATAACGCAAAGTCAGTTAGGCTGTTGTTGTCTGCCACAGCGTTTTTAATATCCTGACGCTCCAAGTATCTACCGTATGCGGTGATGTCCTGCATCATCTGGCTGGGGTTGCCAGATGTTTGCCTGGCCGCTGTTCGGTTTGCAAACTTTTGCTGCTCTCGTGGAGACATTTCAAAGAAATTGTCAGGTACGTCTACTATCTGACCGTTAATTTTTGCTTGAGACATTTAACACACCTTTAAATAGGTTCGATTGTTGCGTTGGGATATAACTGTTTAAAATCACCCAAGAAGTTTGTTACATCTTCGTCATTGTCTGACAAGTATCTGATACCCGCTTCCTCTTGATCACGAACCGACTCGTACTTATCTTCGTAGGTCTCAATAAGGTCTGTCGCCAGGTTACGCATCTCCGCTCTTGCTTTAGGGGTAAGTCCAGTACCTTCTTTCGCCTTTTTCAAAATGTTTTGTATTCGAGAGAAATATCCAGCAGCGCCTTCCGCTAACGCAAACTCACCTTCCCTAACAACAGAGTCTGGGTCGAGCGTCTTCATATAGTTAAATACAGCGGAGATATCACCTATACCTGTCTGCGCGTCTAACGCTTTTATCAGTTGTCGGTAGTTCATGTACGCAGCGCCAATGTCTTCGCTGACGTCTCTGAATCTCTTTCCAACTACTGTTAGATCGTCGTATGTTTGTTTTTCCATAAACCTATTGTCGCGCCCAACAAACTTACCTTGCCCCGCGTTAACCCTTGCTTCTCGCGTAAGCTTCTGCAATTTGAGAGGGTCTCTGGAATTAAAGTCATCCATGCGGCCATTAAGACGGGCGTAGTCAAACACCAACTGCCCTTGTGTGCTTTTTGGTACGGTGGCGTTATATTGCTGCACCTGATTCTGGATGTTTGAGGTGTTTAGGTTGTTCCGATAAAGGTCTCTGGCATCTCTAGACTTCAACTGCTTTTGGTACAAAGCCTCTCTGTACGCAATTGATGAATCAAACTGCTTTCGGTATCCAGTTTCCAATACCGCAGAAGGGTCGTACTTAGTCGTGTCTTCACCAGACAACCAGAATAGTGGAGACATGAAAAAGCGGCCTGCATCAGCTAGTGAGTCTCCGATCTTAAACAGGGTCGATCCGTGCGTTTTCTCATACGCCGCGTCTCTAGCAAGCTGAGTCTGCTGTTCCCGTTGCTGCATTTTTTGCAGCGATCCACGCATAGGTGTGACCCATGTGTTTGGCTCTGCGCCAGGGATGTAGCCCGCCTGCTTGTATAAAGCATTTTCTTCGGGGGACTGTGCAACCTGCGGAGGTATGTCCTCAATCTGAGAGTTAAAGTTTTTTGTAACGTCAGCGTTGTAGTTGGCTGTGTCCAACTGACCCTGATCATTCTCATCAGGGTCGCGCAGCATGTCGAAATAACCTGCCATTAATATTACTCCTTAACCGAAACCAAAGCCGCCAGACTTGGATTTGCCAGATGATTGTGAGGTTGCAGTGCTAAGATTATTAGGCGCACCCACAACGCTGTTGTAGAAATTCAGGGAGTTGTACGGTGCCATACCCTGCTGGTACTGCTGCTGCAATAACTGCTGGTCGTATGCTCGCTGCTGATCTCCAGCGCCCTGGGCCATACCGATACCTGTGTTCATCATGTTCTGGCCCGCCTGCATGTTACTCACGCCCTGCGCTCCAAGGTTCTGAGCCATACCGGCACCGAACTGTTGGTTCTGCAGGTTGGTGTTGAAAGCATTTGAACCAACACCTGTACCGAACTGCCGCGCTGAGTTGTATGCGCCTTGATTTCCCATAGCCGCCTGCTGGCTTCGACCAAGGTTGCCTTGTAACTGTGAGGCACCGATGTTGTACCCCTGGCTCTGCGCTGCATTCTGAGCGCCTGCATTAAACTGATTAGTACCTTGAGAAAGCTGCGCGTTTTGTGTGGCCCTACCGGCCTCAATACCAAGACCTTGATTGTAAGCGTTGCCTCTAATCGAAGCTGAAGCGTCAGCAATTCTGTCTGCAGCCCGCTGTCCCGCACCGAAGTCCAGTTTTTGCTTCATCGACGAACCCATGTTGCCGCCACCGATAGCTGCAGATGCGTTGCCAGTCAGTTCGTTTTCCCGAAGGTTACGAGTGATGTCTCTGCTTACGGCATCAACCTGCCCATCAATAACAGAGTTATTCATGTAACTGTTAAGGTTGCCGGTGTTGATTCCCTGGTTCTGCGCCATGCCGCTCTGAGCAGCCAGGCCACCCATTCGTCCGGCCATTTGATAATCAGCGCCGCCGCCCTGGGCAGCGTTCACATTCATCGTGCCGCCCGCGTACTGGTTACCAGTACCCAACGCCGTCCCAATGCCTTGGCCCGCGTTACCGCCCATTGCTTGGTTTGCAAAGTTCATAGCGGCACCAGAACCCTGGGTCAGACCGCTGCCTTGGGCCATCAAATCAGCGCCAGCGCCCGCCTGCATTTGGCCGCCTTGGTTTGCCATGCCCATTGCATTTAGTTGCGTTGGGTTTAGACCAGCAACGCCCTCAACCGGCATACCGCCTTGGTTGTTTAGCGCCTGTGCCTGGTTCCGTATATCATTAAGATAAGGCTGCTGACTGCGATCAACATATGTGTTCGCGTTGCTGCTAGATTGGTTTTTGCTTTTACTACTGCTGAATGAAAATCCCATTGGTGGTTCCTATGCTATTTTTACCCAACCGCCGGTGTCGTAGTAATAAAGACCACGGCCATTGTTTGGATTCCAAGATGTGCCATCTGCAAATACGATTTGCCCAATCTGCGGCTTCGTAGGTGCGGCTGTTAAAACGGGTAATGTGGTTGTTTGCGATGAAGTAGTGAATGCGTTAGAGACTCGTATGAGCTCGTTGCTAATCCATGTTCGCAAATCCGGTACGGTTGTCGCCTGTGAGTTTGTTGGTATAAAACTCATCGACTAGCAACCTCATTAATATCGATATCGAGACCAGTCACGCGCCAGTAGTCTGATGCACTTTGGCTTTCTATTCTCAGAGCAAAATAGCGGCCAGACGCTCTAACATCTATCTTATGGTCTGTCTCAATATTATACTGCGTTGTGGACTGCCAGGCGACACCATCCTGTGGTGAATTAGAAACACCAACGGATATGTTGACCGACCCCTGCCCCTCTATCTGCGGCATGATGCCGTTAATCTGTTTAATGCTATTCGTGGCTTTTTGGAGTACAGAGTCTAAATCTATTTTTGTAGCCTCTACAAAAGAGCTAACCGCATTGCCTGCTGCCCCGTGAGTTTTGTTCAACTCAAAAATTCGTGACGCCTGATAGCCAGCCCCAAAGATCGTAAGGCTGCTTGCCTCAGTGGTCAGAGATGAGTTAGACCAAAAGTCAGAGGACTGACCCCAGGTTCCAACTGCATCATCCCAGCCGCCTTCGGGGTTAAGTGCCTCCGATACCGCCAAGGCTCGTAGATTAGGTAGGTCGATAAAAGTGAATGCGTCCTGCGCCCAGTTGTAAACAAGTGCGCGGTTAGCTGTCTGACTATCTGCCGCATCTGAATCTGCGTAACAAATCATCACTTCCGATCTGTCGTTAATAGTCTGGCAATAAACGCTGCGAGTGTCTGCGATATCGTTGAAGAAAGTTTGACGAACCCGCTTGTCTACAATTGATCTTTTCTGGTTGCCGTCGTGGATGTATACGTCATTGTGTCCAACCACCAGGTGTTTGTTGAAGAAAGACGCTACCGCACCTCTGTTAATGATTCCGTCATCTGCAAACACTTCTCGGAAACTAAACACAAAAGGTGCGCCGACAAAGTCCATAGCAAAAACGCCACGCTCTGCGTAAATGATCTGCGTGTTGTTCAACGTCAGTTGATCGACAAGTTCACCATTGTTACCGGACAGTACATTCTCTCCGGCTAGGTTAGTTGTAGATGCGATGTTGTAATCAGTAGGCACAGATGTTGGGTCATACGCATCTGACCATCTGACGGTGTACGGGTACTTGTTAGAACCCTGCTCGTAGCCAGCCATAATCAAGAAAGACTTGTATGGTTTCATATTGCTGGTTATCACGCCAGAGGGCCACGCGGGGAGGTCGGCAAACCTAGTGCCGTTTGGCAACATGTACTGCGGGGCTTGTGCGCCGTTGTTAAACATCACCGCAACACCAAGCTGCTCAGACTGCCAGCGAGGGGAGTTACTGTAGTTTGTTGAGTCTGATGTCTTCGTGACATTTGTCATGGTGCTACCATCAAAGCGGTAAAGCTTTTGCAGCGAGCCTATGACCAGGGTGTTGCTGCCTGCGTAAAGCCAACCCTGAACATGCGTAGGCGCAACAGGTGTTGTGGTTTTTTCGGAATGCCCCAGGGATTTGCCTAACCGTCCTTCGTGAAAAGACACGTTATTACCGGACGGAAACTGTGTAAGTTCCAAATCGTATGGGTCTTGGTCGGTCACTAAACCGCCAGAACCTATCTGCCTTAGAGGGATATATGCCATTACTTGTTATGCACCACTACGTTATCGACAACATATGTGTCGTTACCAGTTATGTCTGGGGTGTCGTTGCCAGACACGTTTAGGTTGTATACCTGTACGTCCATAATCTCTGCGGTAATGCTCGTAACCTCATCCGCATATTCAACGCCCTGCGCGTT